AATAAAGAGTTTATTGATGGATTGATTCATAACTATCAGTCTGATATACGTAGTATGATTAATTATATTCAATTGCATCATCAATACAACATTCAGGATTATAAATTAGTGAATGACATGTTGTGGTATGCAATGAAGGGGCATTTTGACGGAAAAGACAGTGTTGCATTAAAGAAATATATTCACGAGTTGAGTATTGAGTATAATGTAAATAAAAAGAATATTTTACTGTCCTATTTTTATTACTTGTTCCGCAATTATCATGACACTATACAATCAAAACAATATTCATTAATAGAACATTTATCACACGAAAGCGAAAATAGCATAGAGGATTATATAGATTACTTATGTTATGATGAGTAGTGTGTGTTCCAAGCTATTATACGTGGTATTGTTAAAAATTGATTTTCGATATAAAGGAATCGTTTAAATCACTTAAAACAAAGATATATTAAGTTATATAGACATATGGATTTCAGTAACACCCATCGTGATGATGAAATAGACCAAGAATGGGAAGCTTTCTTGACCTCTCAAACAGAGGATGGTTTGCAACCAGATACCCCTCCATTAGCTGAAAGTGAAAACATAGAGGATGGTTCGTCCCATACTATGCCTCAATGTGAAGACTTGTATATATCTACAAAAACAAAGGTGTTGTATTTGAATATTCCTATTGATATTAACAATGTTTTCTGGGAGATACCCACAGTTCAGTATTGGAAGCCGGTGGAAGGGGTCTTAAAAAAACAAATAAAAATAGTAAATAACACTCGTGAGGAATATGAAGAATACAAGAGAAAATTGGAGAATATACCTTGTTATTCGGAAAATATTATTAAACAGATAGACAATCCGGGCGCACGAAAGATTAAATACCGGGATGAACGCAAACTGACGGTTGGATTATCAAAGAAGGATATAATGACGTATCGTACAAAGAAGAAAAATGCGTTTTATAATTGTTTTGCATTGATTGTTCGTTTCTACCAGAATAATGAGTTTAAAGAGGTTCATGTAAAAGTGTTCAATACGGGGAAGATGGAAATCCCGGGTATTTTGAACAAGCAGATGTTAGAACTAATCCAAGTGAAGATAATTGAAATACTACAACCACATATAAGCGTTCCATTAGAATACAAAGATATAGAAACGGAAGAAAACGTTCTTATCAATTCAAATTTCAATTGCGGGTTTTACATAGACCGAGATAAATTGCATAGCATATTGAGGAGTGATAAATATGGTATAGAAAGTGCATATGACCCGTGTAGTTATCCCGGCGTGAAGTGCAAATATTACTTTAATAATCAAGAAGAATATGATACTACAATACAAACGGGGCGCATTGACAGGGATGACCAGAATATGAAGCGATACGAATTAGACGATACTATAAAATATACTGAAATTAGTTTCATGATATTTCGAACAGGTAGTTGTTTAATTGTTGGAAATTGTAATGAGAAGGTGTTGATGTTTGTATTTGATTTCATAAAAGGTATTTTACAGAAAGAGTATACCCACATTCGTTCGCAAGTCCAAGAACAAGAAACAAAAGAAAAGAAAAGGAAAATACGTAAGAGGACAGTACAAATGACAAATGAATATTACCAGAAATATGTAGTATCTCCGCCGTTATAATTATACATCTGAAAATAGCCATCGAACCAGTTCTTTCATATGACCTGAACTTATTTTTTTTTGAATTTCGTCTTTATGAACGTGTAATTTCAAAACAAACCATTCTTGTTTCTCGTCTTCTGTAATAGAACCAGACCGGTTCCGTCGCATTTTTTCGGTAAAATGTAAAAATGCAGATACCAGTTCAGTATAGTTTTCAAATGAGAACGCGTGTGTTTCTTGTAATGATTCTAAGAACATGAATGCCAAATCCGTTTTTTCAATACAATCCAAGAACTTGGAGTAATGGGACTCGAATAATTGTAATCGCTGTTTCCAGGTCCAATCGGGTTGGTCCCAATATAACAACACTTTGTTTAGCACTTCTATTTTAGGAAAAAAATTAATCCATTCGCTATAATTTATAGAGACCATTTCTCCATCCAGGGTCATAATATTACAGATACTATTTGAAAATTCGGAGGTAGGGTTTTCACTATTCATACTGTCGTAGGCTTCCCCAACCGTTTTCTTTAAGACAAACAGCACAATATCTTTTGATTTCATCGTATCGTGTAGGTTATTGGAGTAAATTTGTTGTAAATATTCCAAATAATAACAAGAACCTTGCTGCGCGCTGTAAAATGCTTTGTCTATATTTTTTGTTTTAAATAAAATATATTCAAATATCCGATGAATACAGTGCAATCCTAAATAAAAATGGGGTTTCACGTACAGTAATTCTGTAAATAATTGTGTATTCATGTAATCCTTCGTTAATTCATAATATTTTTCAGTGATTTGTTGTTTCAAACCTTTAGGCAAAAATGAAGGCATTGCTATATAACCCAAATATAAAAAACTTTCTCGTTTGAATGATTTAAAGTATTATCTATCTTATAGTTTATAATAATGTCTGATACAAAAGCAACCCAAGAATCGGGTGTATCCGCTAATCGTTTCCCTACAAACGCAACACTACAACACGCAGCCAAATTAGGTGTTGTTGAAGATAAACCTATTATGATGGATTATTGGAAGTCTTCCGTTGAGCAAACTGCTATGCTCGGTTTGCGAGAAGAGACCCAAGAAAAACTATTGGTTAAAAGTGATGAAGAATATACCAGTCCCATTGCTAAAATCTACAAAAGTGAAGATGAATACATTATCATGACGGAGAATTCCATCTATATTGTCGATAATAAGATTCCTTATCGCAAAGTAAGTGCTCAATAAGTCGTATAGCAAATTATGTTGTATATTCATACAATATGATTTTGTGTAGCATGATAGTAGCATTACAGTATTTCGCTTAATTGACTACGTTTTTCTTCCTCAATCGCTGCTGGAAACTCTACTTGAAACTCTATAATCAGGGAGCCTTTTACTACACCCCGTATTAATCCATAATTTTGGAATACACGTTGCGACCCTGGGTGTATGATAGAAGGATTATTACGTGTGGAAATAGCCAATTTCTTGCCACTGAGGTGTTCTATTTCGTGTGAAAATCCACACAAAGCTTCTTTCAAGTTGAGTTTACACGTATACAATAAATCCAGCCCTTTGCGTCTAAAAGCGGTATTGTTTTCTAACTGAATAACTATTTTCACATCACTTTTAATATTATTTGCCACATTACCTTTTTCTTTTAATAGAAGGATTTCGTTATTATCAACGCCTTGTGGAACAGAGACGTATAAGGTTTCTTTTTCCATCGTTCGTTGATTCTCTTCTAACAAATAACGTTCGACTTCAATCGGAATGCTTGCTCCTTGATAACTCTGTTGAATGGATACCTTCACCCTTTTCTGAATATCTTCGGGACGACCACGAATATTTACCGGACGTCCATTTTGAAAAACGCGAATATTTGAGTGTACATTAGGAACACCATTTATGTTTCCATTGAAAAAGGCTTTGAAAATTTCCTCATGATTTAAATTATTTGCAAATGGGTGATTTGGCGGGAAAGTTGTACGTGGGGCATTGCGGTTATCGTATTCTTTTCGCTTATTACTATCACCAAGGGTCTCATATGCTTCATTTACTTTCCGGATTTTATCCTTTGCTTCGGGTGTATTATTTCTATCTGGGTGGTATTTCAACGACAATCCTCGATATGCCTTTTTGATTTCATCATTCGAGGCTGTTTTTGGAACCCCCAGTGTTTCATAGTGGCTCATTTACATAACTGCATTGTATATTTTTATTTCTTTTTATTAAAAAACGATTTAATTGGTTCGTGTTCATTATTGTTATATGCAATTAAACCAAAAAAGTAAACAAGAAACGTTCATTAATAAATACAAACCTTACTTCTTGAAGGATTTTTACTTTTCGAACGAATTACAAGAATTAATAACAGACTTTTTAGAGTTGGACCGATTAAGTATCCTGTTTATTGGAAATACCAGCTCTGGAAAAACTACATTACTCAATACCATTATTCGCGAATATTATCAGTTGGATAAAAACGCCGGATTCCCCGAAAACAATATTCTGTATATTAATAATTTGAAAGACCAAGGTATCCAGTTCTTTCGTAATGAAATGAAAACATTTTGTCAATCACATAGTAGCATTTATGGGAAGAAGAAAATGGTAATCATTGATGATTTGGATAATATTAATGAACAAAGCCAACAAGTTTTCCGGAATTATATTGATAAATATAAACAAAACGTTCATTTTGTTACGGTATGTACCAATTTACAAAAGGTAATCGAAAGTTTACAATCAAGATTACATATGATTAAAATAGAGGTGCCATCAAAAGTTCAAATGCAGTCCATCATGGATACTATTATTAGCAATGAGCAATTAGACATAGATAATGCCTCACAAGAATACGTATTGCAGCTATCTGGCACGTCTATACGTATGTTAATAAATTATTTAGAAAAAATGTATGTCTATAACAATGCTGTTACAATGGAGAATTGCGATAAAATTTGCTGTACGATGCCGTCTCATTATTTTGAAGACTACATACGGTTCTTAAAGGAAAACAACGTTAAAGATGCGTGTGCGATATTCTTTTTGCTCCATGACCAAGGCTATTCTGTTATTGATATTTTAGATGCATTTTTTGTGTTTATCAAGATTACACCCATTCTTACGGAGAAAATGAAATATCAATTAATACCTCTATTGTGTAAATACATTACAGTATTCCATAACATTCACGAACATCCGATTGAAATTGCACTTTTCACCAAAAATATTCAAACAATTGTTTTAGAGTAATTCGTTTTATAATCAAAAAAAATATGTTTGTAATGTAATAAACCAGACTCAAAATTTTTGTTTAGGAAAATATATATGAATAGTTCAGATACCCAAAAAAAAATGTCTAAGCAGATTTTTAAAAAAAAAGCACCCAACAGCCTACTTTTTGAATTATTGGACAAAGTGTGTTTAAAAACCAATAATTATTATTTATTTGATAACAATGCATATAAGAAAATGGTTTACAATAAATATCACACGAGTTTCTGTGATGAATTGAAACCATATTATCATCTTGGTAAACAGTTCTATTTAGAACGAGACATGACATACAATGCGTTTACAACAATTTTACGACAAGTATGTAAATTCAATGCTATTATGTTTAATTCAAATATTAAATACAATGAATCGAAGTATAACATTGATTATATGGTTTATTTTGAGTGAAGTTATATGCTATAATAATATATAGTATATAGTAACCATGTTTAATACAAAAAACGTATCATTTTATTTGACAAGTTTAGCAATATTGGTGGGGGCAAGCTACATTGCGAACAAGATGAAAGAGCGATTAGAACCTAACGACGAATATCAGTTAATTAGAGAATATATCTTAAACGACTCTCCACTATATGGTGCAAACAAGCCCAAGTTATGGATTCATAGTGAATATGCGACCAACTCTCGACAATGGAAGAGTTTTCAATCCAGAAACAGCAATGAATTGAACCAACCTTATTTACACATTACCATTCAATCGATTATTAAAGAATGTGGAGACCATTTCCACATTTGTTTGATTGATGATGACTCATTTGCCAAGTTAGTTCCCGAATGGGGTTTTGATATGGACAAGGTTGCCGACCCACACAAAAAGCATTACCGTGATGTTGGGTTATTGTCTATTTTATACTACTATGGCGGTGTAGTTGCTCCAAACTCTATGATTTGCTATGAAAACCTGAAAACCTTATATGACAACTGCTTAACTACCAAGAAAGCTTGTTTAGGTGAACAAGTAAACAAATCATTGGATATGATGAAACAAAATAGCCAACCACTCTTTATCCCATCAATTCACTTTATGGCGGCACCAAAACAAAATGAGGAAGTAGGTCTCTTGAAGGATTATGCGAATCAATTATTTAAGAATGGACACTTTACACACGAGTTCGAATTTACAAATCGTATTGGACACAAATGTTTAGAGATGAAAAGAGACCAAACAATAAATGTGTTATGTGGTTCCTATACTGGTGTCAAAACAAACAAGGGTAAACCTGTATTACTGGATGATTTAATGGAAGAACCATTGATTGATTTACGAGGAGACCTATACGGTATTATTATTCCTCGTGATGAATTATTGTTGCGCAGAAAGTATCAATGGTTTGCTGTATTATCCGAAGATGAAGCCGTTCATACCAATGCGTGTGTTTCCAAATACTTATTCAAGTCCATGTACAAACATTACCAAGGTGCTACTATAAACCACCCAACAGTTATGACTATTTGAGACTTCACAATGGATTCGATGGATTTTATTGAAAACTCTCTAAAAAGAACATAAAAAATAATACATATATTATATCATATTGTTATGAAAGATGATATAATAGGCGTAGTTACCACTATATTGGATACATATAAGGACGATGAATATATCAAAGAAAAGTTTCAAAAATTTATGTTAGACCATTTACCTAATCAGGTTCAACAATGGAAAACGGACCAACAACGTAGACTTACTCGTAATGAAGAGCTGATAAAAGAACACGACGCATTTATCGAAGTATTTCTAAGACGGCATACTCATTTTTATAACCCGCAAAATGAAAAGTTCTTCTCGTATAATGGTCGGGAATTCAAACACATTACGGAAGATAATATTACCCAAAAAATTAGCAATACAATTGACTCTGAAAGCAGCGACCTATCTTCTTGGCGTAAAAAAACAAAAATGAATATCTTAAAAAGGGTAAAGGATAAGTTTATTACTCGTGCTATTCCAGAGTCTGAGACTATCCAACACGTATTGAAACTATTACACCCTTCTCTTTTTATTAAACGCAATGAAGCCAAGTATTTCTTGTGTGTATTAGGAGACAACATTCTTAAAAAATATAGTGTATCTAACCAGCAAACCACTTCTTGTTATCATTTTATCGACAGTAAGGCGAAGACATTACTACGTGATTTAGAATATTACTCGAATCACTATTTTTCAACGGCGTGTAGCACTACTTTCAAACACAAACATCATGACCATCTATACGAAGCTTGTCGCTTAATTACTATTTTACCGTGTGTTCAACAAGAACAATACTGGAAGAATAATATTAAGAACAGTGCATTAGATATTTTATGTGTAGCGTGTCATTATTCAAATCGTTATGGGTCAGCAGACCAATTTTTGGAAACGTTACAAACCGACTTTGATTTGAAGGACCACATATTGTATTTAAAAGACAACTCGCAAGGAAACATTACCAAATCATTTTATAATGAATACTTGGTGAATGAAGAGAATGATTCCCAAGACAATGAAACCACTGCTATTACGTGGAAAGATATAACATTTTTATGGAAGCAATTCTTAGAATCACATACATTACCTAATATTATGTTTATGCAAGTTCTAAAACAGGAATTAATCCAATATGTGGAAGAACAATCCCAAACACAAGGAACACAAGTTTCTTTTGATGAGTCCAATGATACGTTTATTGGTGTTACCAGCAAACTAATGCCTAACGTACAGTGTTTCCTTTCTTTCTGGCAAGGTACTATGATACAAGATGATTCTGAAAACTATATGGAGATTGATGAAATCGCATATTTATACAATGATTGGTGTAAAACGAACGGGAATCAAGTCATACAGAATGAACGTTTAGTTGAACTTATACAATTTTATTACCCGAATGTAGAATGGCAAGAAGAAAAATATATTCACGGATACAAAAACAAATTATGGAACAAACAAACCGACATGATTATTGCATTAGACGCAATCAAGAGTGACCTTGGAACGCATAATATGAATGTTTATGATGCTTACGAGCATTATTGCAAATATCATAAAAATATTAAACTCCCTAATTTACCTGTTAGTAAAGTCTATTTTGAGCATATGTGGGAAAACTTATAGATTATGTCCTACTGCTTATTTCTTACCTTTCTTTGCGCGGCTGTTTTTCTTGGCAGTTCTTGGACCGAATACACCAGAACCTTTCTTTTGTAAAAACTTCTTCAAATTCTTGGTCTTCTTGGCGGACTTGCTTGCCTTCCTTGAAACAATTTCACCGTGTTTGTTTTTCATAAGGTCTTTTCTTGTTAAACCACCAGAAGTACGTTTTGCAGTACCATTGAAGACTTGTCTTCTGGAACCTTCATTAATTTTGAAAGTAGCCCCACCTACGATTCTGCCTAAATTGTGTTCGATTAAATCCATAATATATATTACTGGATATATATTATTTACAGTGTGGGATGGATAGTCCGTATAGACTACGCATTATCCACGGTGGTATTCTTTTTACTCTTTCTCTTTTTCGTTACACGAGAACCAAACTTTTTTGACCTTTTTTCCTGTAAGTGTTTCCCTAAATTCTTCTGTGTGTGTCCCAATTGTTGTTTAACGCGTGATACAATGTAGCCGTGTTTGTTTTTTGTAAGTTTGTCTTTTGTTAACCGTCCCGAAGTTTCATACGCAGTTTCGTTCAATACTTGTTCCCGACTTCCTACACGTTGTTTATATTTCTGCGTTTCTCCTTTATTCGGTCCTTCTTTATGGGTCACTTGAATACCGCCATCGGGTAGCAATTTCATATTTTTACGCATCTTTTTATACACCATTGAGAAAATAAAACGAGTTAGGCGTCATCCTATTTTCCTCCACCTCCACCTCCACCTCCACCTCCACCTCCACCTTCACCTTCACCTTCACCTTCACCTTCACCTTCACCTTCACCTTCACCGTCTCCACCTCCACCTCCACTTGACGTGGTAGTAGTAGTAGTAGTAGTAGTATTATAAAATA